TCGTCCGACGCCTTTTGTGCGGATAATTGTGCCTGGTGATAAAACAAACGTTGTTGACCAGCCGGTCAGGGAAGATCATAAAGAACGATTCCCGCGCCAGTGGTTGCATTTTCAAATGCAGAGCGGCGATGGGCCGGTTATTGGAACGCTGTTGCAGCAATGGAACACGGACGATGAAGAAAACTTCAGCTTGCATCAAATGGCCGAACTTCAGATCCTTAAATTCCAGACAGTCGAGCAAGTGGCAACAGCTTCAGATAGCCAGCTTCAGCGCATCGGCATGGGCGGTGCTGGATTGCGCGAAAGAGCAAAAACGTATTTAACCAGAAAAAACCAATCCGCAAACACTTCCGAACTGGAGATTACTCGCCGCGAGCTTGATGAATTGAAACAGCAAATGGCGATGTTGATGAAAACCAAAAAACTCGGCAGGCCGCGCAAAGAGGCGTAAATATGAGCAGCACAATGCTCCAGTTGGTGCAACAAGTCACAAACGAACTAGGTGTCACGGCGCCGGTGTATGTCGCTGGCAATACCAATCAAGATGTGACGCAGATTCTCGCGCTGATGAACGCGACTGGTTACGAGCTGCTGCGCCGGCACAACTGGCGCGCAATGACAAAGCAAAAGGCTTTTTATACTCAATACCTGACAACCACCGGCAACTGGACGACCGCCGCGCGCACGATCACCGGAATTCCCAGCACTACGGGGCTGGACACGACCTACCAGGTGCAAGGGACCGGCATCAATCAAAATACGTTTATAGAATCTGTGGACAGTTCGACGCAGGTCACTCTTAATCAAGACTTTGCTGCCGCTGGCGGCGCTTCTGCTACTGCGTATTTCCAGAAAATGAAGTATGACTTGCCGAGCGACTACGAGGCGTTGGTGCCGCGAAGCATGTGGGATAAATCAAAGCACTGGGAAATGCTTGGGCCAGAGGACGCGCAACAATGGGAGTGGCTGCTCTCCGGCTATATCTCGACCGGACCGCGGATCCGCTGGCGTTTGCTGGGATCTTATTTCCAGATATGGCCTGGCACCTCTGCCGCTGAATATCTTGGCTATGAATATCGGTCTAACGGCTGGGCTAATTCTGCCGCTGGCGCTGTAAAGACCAGCTTCACGGTGGACACTGACACGACGATCTACCCTGACCGCCTGATGGTGCTTTCAACCAAGCTCAAGTATTTTGAGGCAAAGGGCTTTGATACGACCGCTATGTATCGCAATTATTTGTATGAACTTGAAGCGGCAATGGCGCTAGATATGTCGGCTGCCAATCTGAGCTTTGCACCGCGCCCAGGCACTGTGCTAATCGGATACGACAACATACCTGACAGCGGATATGGCCCAAATTAACCAACTGGTGCAGGGCAATGCGGCGCGTGTAGCGTCTGTTCCAGCTCCTGTTGGCGGCTGGAACGCCCGCGACAGCATTGCCAACATGGAGCCGCTGGATGCGGTTCAACTGATTAACTTCTTCCCGACAGTCAGCAACTGCGTGCTTAGAGGTGGTTCGACGAATTGGGCTACCGGCATGACCGGCCAGGTGCAGACGATCATGGTCTACAACGGCGGGACCAGCAGCAAGATGTTTGCCGCTGTCGGGACTCCTGATCTTAAATTCTACGATGCCAGCACCGCTGGCGTTGCAACAGCAACTAGCGTCACCGGCTTAACCAACGCAATTTGGGAATACATCAACATTACGACGACCGGCGGCACTTATTTGTATGCGGTAAATGGCGTGGACAAGCCGCGGTTGTACGATGGCACAACATGGACCGCCATTGATGCTGCTTCAACGCCAGCTATTACCGGCGTAACGACAACAACGTTATCAAATGTGACGCTGTTCAAGAATCGCCTTTGGTTTATTCAGAAAGACACGCTCAAGGCGTGGTACCTGCCGACCAGCGCAGTCGGCGGCGCCGCGCAGGTTTTGGATCTGTCAGCTATTGCCAAATTTGGCGGGCATCTTGTGGATCTGGATACATGGACGATTGATGCAGGCTATGGCGTAGATGACAATCTGGTGTTTGTTACCAGCAACGGTGAAGTTATTGTTTATCGAGGCACCGACCCGGCCAGTGATGCTACTTGGGCGCTGACCGGAGTTTGGAAACTTGGCTCGCCAATCGGCAACCGATCCATGCTGAAGTGGGGCGGCGATCTGCTGATCTTGACGTATGACGGCTTGATGCCGATGGCTCAAAGCTTGCAATCTTCCCGCTTAGATCCTCGCGTGGCGCTGTCAAACAAGATTCAAGGCGCCATTACGCAGGCCACAACTAACTACGGCGGCACGCACGCCGCGGTTGGGTGGCAGGTCTACTACAATGCTCGTCGCAATGCTGTGTGGATCAATGTGCCGATCGCAGAAGGCCAGCAAGAACAGTATGTGATGAACACAATCACAACGAGCTGGGCACAGTTTCAAGGCTGGCCAGCAAATTGTTGGGAAACCTACAACGATAATCCTTATTACGGCGGCAACGGCGTTGTGGTAAGGGCGTGGGATGACACTTACGTAGATAACACATCAAATATTGCAACAAATGTTTTCCAAGCATTTAACTATTTTGACAGCCGCGGCGTGAAAAAGTATTTCACCAGGGCGCGGCCCAGCATATTTACAAACGGCGCACCTGCTATTTTTGTCGGCATCAACGTAGATTTTAACGTTGATGACACAACCGCGCCTATTTCCGCATCGGCATCTGCTGTTGGATTATGGGATGCAGGAACGTGGGATTCTGCATTGTGGGGATCTGGTTTACAAATTACCAACAACTGGCAAGGTGTCACCGGGCTTGGTTACTGCGGATCCATCCAGCTCAAAAGCGCAAGCAGCGGGCTGCAAATTGAGTGGGCATCTACTGACGTTGTTTATCAGACCGGATGGGCAGGGATATAGTATCGGGGCCGGATGTCGGCCATTGGGTAGCAAAACGTGTGAATTATGGGTTTTTAGAAACCAGAGCCAACGCATTAGGATTAAAACGAAATGATGAACTTATTGCAGGAGTCATTTACGAGAATTGGAATCATCAAAGCATATGGTGCCATTTCGCTATTGAAGGCCAATTGACACCGGCTTATTTGGCAGCAATATTTGATTATCCGTATAACATTTGCCAGGTCGAAAAGATCATTTGCCCGGTTGGAAGCGATAACGAACAAAGTGCCAAAGTGGTAAGGAAAATGGGATTTACCGAAGAAGGCAGAATTAAGGAAGGGCGACCACACGGCGACATTGTGTTTTACACATTGCGCCGCGATGACTGCCGGTTTTTAAATACACGATACAGCAAAAGGATAGCAAATCATGGGTAAATCTTCACCTTCGCCACCTCCAGCACCAGACTACGCGGGCGCAGCTCGTGAGCAAGGCGCAGCAAACGAGGCAACTGCTCGATTGCAGGGACGCATCAGCAATCCAAATATCATCGGTCCGCTTGGCGGGCAAACTGTTACTTGGGGAACGCCGACTTTTGACCAGGCGAATTACGACAAAGCAATGTCGGCGTATCAAGCCAGCCCGCGTGGGGCGGTTCCGATGCAGAACGAATTCTACACAGAGGAAGGGTTCGATACCGCTGGCTATCAGAATGCAATGAACAAATGGGCGGCAGGAACGAACGCGCCGACAAGAGAACAATTCACAACAAACGCAAATGCGGATCAAGCAAACGTAACCCAAACACTGACTCCGCAAGCGCAAGCTACCCTAGACGCACAGCAGCGCGTACAGCGGTCGTTGGCTGGGTTGGGAGAGCAAGGCATAAGCACCGCGCAGAATGTGCTTGGGAACGCGTTTAATCCAAACCTTGCGGGCTTGCAAACTAGTGTCGGCAAAGCTGGGCAAATCCCGCAAACGCCGGATCTGAGCAGATATGGACAAGCCAGCGGGTTGCAGGGACAAAGGTTAGGTGATGGCAGAGGCAACAGGCCGCTAACCGTAGAAGAAACCACTTCTATGAATAATCCAGATGTTTTTCGAGGAAAAAACGCACCTCCGCCATCTACCGGAAATCTTGGCAATGATGTTTTAATGCCTCAAGAAGTTGCGGCTAAATTTGCTGCTTTAAGAAATATCCCGTTAGGTGGCCCCGGTAGAGAGCTATATACACCAACAAATAATCAAGGAAACATAGGACAAGCCCCGAGCGCGCCAGAACTTAGCGCGTATGGCATGGCAGGCGC